TCTCCGGTAAAGTATATGTTTTTGGAAACCACGGAAATGTTATCAAGTGCCACATTGATTTCTGAACCTAATCCGTCCTTTTTGACATATAATTTAAGTTCATCGGTAACTCCATTGATATCCAGTCCCAACTGCGTTACATTTTCCTCTATTTTTGTAACAGACAATTTGAGATTTTCTGCCGTCTGCTCAATCTGTGAGAACCTTTGATTGTTGCTTTCCGATAGTTCTTTCACTTCCAGCCTGATACTTTCTGCTGTCTGCTTTATTTCAGAACTCAATTTTGTATATAAATCCTCGAATGCGTTTTCGGCAAGAGCCAGCGAATGTACATATATATCCCCCGTAAACTTCAACTCGAAGTCACCCGTTCCGTCCCATGCGCCGGAATACTCCTTCATTGCGTATTCCTCACCTGGTTCAAGACGTTCGGTGAAATGCAGGTTCTGACCGGGAAATCCTATTGTCAGCGTTCCGGCTGTAGCTACCCTGTACCGGAAAGAGATAAAGAACTTCTTCGGTTCTTCCCCTTCCTCATAGGTAGGCTTATTGGCTAAATCAGCATTTGACTGTTTAATTCCGGAAGAAAGGATACGAAGCACGTTTCTATCCCCATCTCTGATGATGGCAGCCATAGCATCCTTACGGGAATAGAACTCCCCATTCACTAATAAGAACTTTCCGTTCACAGTAAAGAAACGGACATCGTTCTTTGTCTCCCAACCGTTCGTATTGCTTGCAAATGATGCGTTATACAGATAATTATCCTTTGCCTGCACCTCGTCAAGCACTTTGGAGATTTCAGAGTAAATCAAATCTTCCAATATCTTGAACTGGGTAAGGATATTCACACCCGTTTTCAGGATAAAGTCACCAGTAACTTTATTCCCATTAGGACTGAAAGCTGTCACTTCTTTACCAGTCAAAGAATAAGAATCAATCCCTGCATACTGACGGAAGCTCGGAGTATCATTCCCGTATGCTGCCAATACGATGGCGTTCTGTCTGGTCTTATCCGTCCGGTTGCCTAACTGTACAATGTCATCGCCTGCTTGTGGTGCGGCAGACCCCGTGTCACAGTCGCTCTTCGAAAGGTCTATGTAATTGTCACCTACGCTTGTCACCAACCGCCAATAGTAGGTATTAGAGACATTCTCATGTACGCCTGGCTTGATGTTGAATGTCTGGCTGCGGGCTTGGTCTCCTATTACAAATTCCTGAACAATGGTCTTTTCCCCGTCTGTGTTCTCGAAGTAACAGCGGTAAAAGGTATCGTATTCCTCTACCTTAGAACATGACATGGATGCGGGAGAAAGTATTATCTGACCGCCAACCTGGCGTAATCGCTGTATCAGCAACTCAATAAACGTGGCACTTTTGCGTGCCAACATATGGTCTACTTCCAAATAGCTGTCTCCCGTCTTGCTGTCTACTTTAATAACAAAGCCTTCACCGAGAGCACCGGAAGAAAAGTTCATGGACTGGATGTAGTCTGAAAACAATCCACCTAAGAACTTTATTAAAAATCCAGCTTCGTCCGGTCTGTCTTTTCTTATAAAGAACTTGGATAAAGCCTCTATATCAAGAGCCTTAAAGTAGACAATTCGGTCGGCGGAAGTCCTGATGAACAGTGCTGGGTCGGCATCTGCGACGCATATATATATTTCCCCGAGATTCAGACCTTGTAAATGCTCTTCATCACTTGGAGATAAAGCAGGGGGAGCTGCCTGATTGTTTTCATTAAGAGCATCACCAAACCATAATATTTTACTAAGCCTTTTTTTCATACCTCAACCTTATCAACATTAGTAAATGCAGCTTTTTCTGCGCTGAATTGCAACATCTCTCCATCTTTGGCGTGGTCTATCAGGAATGCAGGGAAAGAGGCGGAAGAACCAGCTTCAGGAGAGCCGCCAATACCTGCAATATCGTTATTCTGCAATTCAAGAGCCATATTTATATGGAACAGCTGGCTATCTTCAATAACTTGCGTCATTTCCGGAACAGAACTTTCCGAACGGACATATCTTGTCCCGTCAATTTCCACCATAGAAAGGCATAAAATACGGTTTATGTGTTTTGCAAACCAATAAGGGACGCCGCTTGAATTTCCTATCGTAAGATTATACACATCATAAGGTACTGCGTATAATTCTTCTATCTCTTGCATTTGGTTGCGATATTGCTCATTATCTATTCGAGGGGAATATCCTCCAGGTTTAAATCCTGCTTCCACACGAAAATTAAATACTTGCTGAATATCATCTACCCAAAATATGTTATCAAAAGCGGAGTTATTGCTTTTATGGGAATAACGGATAAGTACAGTTTCCTCTAACAAGTCGTCAGAGGAGCATACAATAAAAGGTTCTGATGTATATTCGTTGATTGTAACCGTATATACGGCATCCTCCAAGTCTCGAAGAATGGCGTAATACATCACTACATTGTCATTATGATTATATGTGGAAAGTGATATTGGTGTAGAATTTCCTGCGGCAAGATTGTTCAGGCTCGCTGAAACTTCCTCAGAAGCATTAGTGAATACCTGTATATGGATTTTATCAGAAGCGTGGAACTTCTGAATATAGTCCATATCAAGCCCAAACTTATCTTTTACAGGTGAGAAAAAAAGAGGGCAAACATCACCAACTTTTACCATGTCCTTTCGTCCTTTTATAGTGACGTGCAACTTCACACATCATGCGCAAATATACATACTATTTAGACCAATTCCAAATAATACCTTATAAAATAACGAGTGCCTGATAGACTTATATGGAATCTCCTCATCTATTAATCCACACTCTTGACTATCAAATAATATTTTACCGCTTCCGGTCGTCCATAATTATAGCTTGCACTTTTTACGTAGCCTTTATAAATATGTCCGTTCTTTTCCACCCGAATGTAACCCGTCAAGTCTGACGGTATTTCCAAATCTCCGGTCTTGACGGAAAGTTCTCCTACTGTGAACAGTTTGTTTCCCAATACAATACTCGACCTTTCGCTAACTCCATTGATTGTCACATCACTGTTACCGTCAGATGATGTAAACTCCAACGTGTTGGCAAAAGCACCTATATACCTTGCGTTTGCTTCAATCATAAACCTTTGGGAATACATGGCATTGAACATGGTAGAAGGAGATATGACACCGGATATTGTATATCCATCCCTTACAAGCTTGTATTTTTCTCCGTCAAGTGATGCTCCAACAAAGAATATATCATTATCACTGTCGCTGTCAGTCGTATCTTCACCTCTTTTTTCCGCAAGAAATTCCATACCATAAGCATCGGCTCTATATGGGCTAACTAATTCCAATACGTTATCTGTCAATGTAATGCCGGTGGTGTATTCATTGATAAAGCGGAATTCATCGCGACCGTTTACACTGTCGTAATCCTGTTTGTCATACCCGACTTTTACCCCCGAATAAACCAGTCCGGCATTCACATTGTATTCCAAATCGGAAGTGCTGTCCTGCAAGTCCTTTATTTCTGTATCTTGGAATAAAGTATCACGATGAACAAATGTCACCTTCTCGTCACCGATTACAGGGACAAACCCAAATTCCGTGCTCATCCAATTGGCGAATTTGATATAAGATGTATATATTTTGGCATTGGGAAGTCCTCGTATGCTTTCTGCCGGAACTATCATCGCCATGTCTAAACGCTCATCTACTCCGGTGGCGATTTCACCCGTTACATTGTTCTTATCAGTTATAGACCTCAGTAAACGGTTAAGCAATACTTTAGGACTGATACAATCTATTTTTACAGATTTTCCACGCTCGGAAAAACTTATATTTAACGGTGTGTCAAGACTGTTGAATTTAAAATTAACGGGAAAATTTTGATATATAGGGTCAGATTTTGCAAGTGCTATATTGAAATTAATCATCTCACCCGGAGATATTGTCAAATTCTCATCAATATCGACAGTGTATGTATTAAATGTTTGAATTGTAGCAGATTGATAATATATTTTAAGTTCTTTACTATTTTCATTATAAGAGGAAAGCCGTATATATATCGGGAAGGATACGCCTGGTCTCTGATACGTAATGAATACACTGAATTTTACTTTTATCCGTATGGTCAAATCCCTGTCAGATATATTTTTGAACAGATATTCTCCGAATAGACTTTCCGTACTTTCAAATCGGTTTTCAGCTGTATCAAAAACCTCTACAATGTCCTTTGTCGCAATTTCCGGTTGTCCTAACATATAAAAAGGAATAGTATAATAAGCATTAGGATAAGCAGTCATTACATGGGAAACATTAGGCTCTTCCGCGTCACTTGGTATAGACCATTTTATATCACTGTTCATCAACAATCTGTCATAATCCAAAGGCTGGGACTCCTTTATTTCTTTTACCGGGTATTCATACTGCGTGCCTTTCTTTGCCTTAATCAAGCTTGCGATACTGTTGTCGACGGCATTTATTTCGCACGTCGTATCATTGTAGGAAAATGTGGAGTAGTCCAAAGCGCATCTGAACTTTTCATTTAACAGCCATGAGTTATTCCGGGTATAAAACACGAGTGTTGCGGATGAGTTCAGGTAATTCGACAAATATTCTTTCAGCAATAGCGAATAAGCACCGTTGGCAAACTCAAATTTTGTGGAAAAACTACGAACAACTCCGTCATAATCCCCTCTCTTGAAAGACATCTCTACATCGTCCCAATTAACAAGCTCATTTGTGGCGTCATATGTCATTCCGCCTATCAACAGTTCACATCTGTAATACATATCTATTTCTTTTTTGAAGTTGAACGTATCATAGCATCTATGTCATCACACATACGTTTGACCATATAGGCATATTCTTTGGCGGAGAACGTGTTTTCATCAATGTGCATTTTTACATGAGACATTAAAGAAACGCGTTCTTTGGTAAAATATTCCCTATCCATTTTTATTTTCCCTATATCAGGAGATGTTTCCTGCAATTTTGCAAGGCGGTAGTTGTCAGAAGCGGAAACGCTGCTTATCCGGTTCTTTATCTTATCATGTTCGTCCTCTCTGAATTTATAACCCAAAGCAGACATGACTTCTACAGCATCACTCCAGTTTCCAGAAGAAATGAGTTCCTGACATATGGCAAGGCAATTTAATCGGATTTGAATTTTCAGCACTTCATTTTTCCGATTTATTTGGGCAGAAACAGACTTTCCCCCTATTATTGATAAGTATTCATTGCATAGCTTCTCGGCCGCCAAAGCCTTTTCTCTGATACTATATCTTCCGCCTTGAACAACCTTATCAATATCCCCCAGGAATATGTTTATAAAGCGGGAAAGGCATATTTTGTTTAAGTCATTATATATCATATCTTATACTCTGCTTGAAATCCAATTGTAATCCGCAATATGGTTGGCTTTCTTCATAATCCGACCAATGTTCTGCAATTGTTTGGTATTGCTTTCCATCTTTCTTTCAAGTCGGCTGTAATCGTTGTTTACATTAACAACAATCCCCTCTTCTCTCATATTCTTTAGCTTTTGTTCCAATAAACCATAATCCGATGTAAGTCCTCTACGGTCATAGATATATGACAAATCAGGGATTACCTGCGCATGCGCCGGAAGGTCTACCAATGTCGGCTTATCAGGAGTGATAAAAAGCCCGTTATTAGTTACGATACCCTCTTTCTTGCCGCCATCACCTACTATTGCCAAACCGCCGGGATGGTCTTTTGTTCCTTTGGCGTATTTGGGAATGGGTTGGGCTGCTATTAGGGCTACTTGTGCGGCTCCCATAGCACCGACTAATGCAGCAAGAACAAGGTTGGGCAACGCTTCTGTTATAGCTAAAGCGGTAAATATTCCTGCCTGAATAATGGAGTTTGCCTTATTCCATTTAGCCTGCTTCTCTTGTAATGCAGCTTTTTTCTTTTCAAGCTCTGCATTTTTGGCGGCTGTCTTATCTTCGGCTGCACGTTTGCGAGCTTCTGCCTCTTCGGTAGAAATTGCACCATTTTCTTCAAGGGCTTCTATACGTTCTATTTCTTTATCGTATGCTTCATCGTTGGCTTCTTGTTCTTTTTCAACGTTTTCTATCCGGGCATCATATATATCGGTCATTAACGAAGTGATACCAAATACGATTTTTTCTACGCTTTTTAAGAGGTATCCAAAACTTTTTATCACATCTTCTGCCGTTCCTTTAAAAGTCAATTTTCCTTTCTCTGCTACACCCACCATTATATCAGATAATCCCTCAAATATTCCTGCCGTTTCACCAAGAGTATCTCTTGCCGCATCATTCATTTCTGATAGACCACTCTTAAATTTGTATATCCATTCTTTTTGTTTTTTATTGGCATCGTCATAATTCAGTTCATCTATTTGCGCTTGAATTTTATTAATCCTTTCTTGTAATTCCTTAGCCTTTTCACTGTTAATATCAACAAGGGCCATTTCTGCTTTTGCTTCCGCAAGAAGAGTCTGGAGACGCGCCTTAGCATACTTAACCCCAATATCATATAATTTCTTTTCGTAATCCTCTTTGCTTATTTCGCCATTTGCATATTGTTTTTTTATGATATTAGCTTCTTTCAAAGCGGATGTTTCCTGCTCGTTTACTACCTTATCAGTATTTGCCTCAATCAACCTAATTCTTTCTTGGAGGTTTCGCATTATGAGAGAATTTTCCCGTTGCATGTACTTCATGCGTATCGCCACAACATCCTCTCCATTCTTTTCAGCGTCCTTTATTTCCGCATCACGCATCATATTATTGAGTTGTATTTGGAGATTAAGCCTTTTGTCTAATTCTTCATTCGAGTTTTCCCCAATGGAAGCCAATCTGTTTTCAAGATTTGTTTTTTCTATTTCAAGCAGTTCTTTATCGTATTTATCGTTTATTTCCGCAATGGCTTTTCCTTTCAGCGTTTCAAGATTTTTCCGAAGCTCTATTTCTTCGTCTGTCCTACCCTTTATCTCTTTAATCCTATCATTGTATTCCTTACTGATTTCAGCTATTTCTCTTTCTCTACCGTCAGCTATCAATTCTATTTTAGATTTGGATAAATCCTCTGTTATCTTCTTGATATATTCAGCGTATTCTTCCGCTTTCTTTTTTTCATCGTCATAAGCTTTATTATTTTTACCCGGGTCATTAACCAATGCTTTTACATCTACTAATTTTTCCAAATCATTCATTTGGTTCTTATACTGAATACTTTGCTCTTTTAAAGCTTTCAAAGTTGCTTCTTCCGCTTCAAGCTTCTTTTTTGCATCTATACCTGCTTCTGTTCTCGATAATCCCGTATCTACAAACTTTTGATATTCTGCACGTGCTTTTTCGACAGTATAAACTTGATTAAGCCGTTTAAACTCGGTTTCCTCGTAATTTGTTGCGGCTTTTGTCACTTCATTCATTACCCGTTTAGCTTTGGCAGTAGCGATAATCTGTGCTGTTAATAATCTATATGCGTCTTTTGCATTCCCCGTCATTATTTGTTCTTTTGTATAATTATCAAATAATTTAGGGAAAGTACTTTTTAATTCATTTGCAGCTACGATACGCTCTTCCATAGCTTTTTTATTATCGGTGGCAGCCTTATATAATAGTTCTAATTTGATACGTTCTTCTATTGTATCACGAATAGCTCCTTTTTGAGCTGTCCTTAATTTGTCTTGAACGGAAATTATTTCATCCAATGCCTTCTTTCCTCTAAACAAACTCGCAACCCAATCTATAATCTCCGAACTATACGCAGACAATAATGTTATACCTATTACAAGTGCTGATTGCCAAGAAAATAAACTGCCAAGAAGTTGTTTCCATACCGGAACCGCAGTTTGTCCTTCGGATTTCATCCGCTTAAACTCTTCACTTGCTCTTTTTAATTCATCCACAAACATTGGCAAGTTGTTGGATATGGCAAGGAAGAATTGATTGAAACTCATTGTTAAAGACGGTAACTCTCGCAATAACTGCTGCGTCTGAACATTAAGCCCATTCCAAGAGGACGCATAATTACCTACATTCCTTTGATAATTCCCAAATTGAGAGTCAATTTCTTTCAACTTATTATTCAAAGCATTGGCTTGCGCTATCAAATTCTTCCCGACACTACTTTCCCGGTCAGCTTCACTCAACGCCTTATACCTTTTCTGCAACTCAAGCATGGCGGCATTCATTTCATAATAGCTGCCGGAAGCTGAAATAATTGCCGTGGAATGATTTTTTATCAAAGCTGAATATTGTTGATTTTGCGCCATCAGTTCCGTATGCCTTTGTTTTAATAGCGAAGACTGCCTTATATATTCAGACAAAGTAATTTCTCCGTCTTTATAAGATTTTCCAAGAGATTTAATATCCGCATCAATCTTTTTCATAGCCTCTTTATTGGCTATGGTATCAGCCGTTAACTTAGTAACTTCGCCATCATATGCCTGTACGGTGTCGATTATGGTGGCATAGTTCATATTTGCCGCCTGCAATTGAGTGGATGCCTGGCTTATTATATTACTTGCTGTTTGGGTGCTTTTAGCCGCATTATCCTGTGCCGAAGACACCTGGTTGGATACGGAAGATAATCCGGCAAGCATATCACTTGCATTCTTGATATTTTTAGCGAACTGTTCAAACAGAAGGTTTAACTTTTGCAAAGATGACATTGAATTTAGTTGCTGGGATACTTGACGTAGCACGGTAAGTTGTTTCGCCTGAATAGATGCCATATTTTCTTGCGTCTTATTCAATTTCTCCAACAGCGAGGTATAATTACGTGCTTTTTGGGAAAGTTCATCAAATGTTTTGGGATTAGTTTTTACTCCTTGCGCCAACTCCTTAGCAAGCTCCACATAAGACCCTTTTGTACTATCAAATTCAAGACGGAGTTCCTTTAATTGTTGTACGGCTTTTTTGTCGACTAAATCGGTAATTATAAATTCGTTTGCCATAAGTCCTAATATTGAGTGCCATGCAACATCACATGGTGATACAAAGATATTGAATTATTTAGAATTTTCTAAATAAGAAAGGCAAAAATGAAAATCAGAAAAGGGAAGAGAAAAAGAAAAAGCCAGACATTACATCTGGCTTTATTATTTGGTAATAACCTAAGTAAGGCGATAAAACGGAATTATATATAGATATTTTTATTTACCAATCGTCATTTTCATTTCCCACCAGTCCGTTTTTAACCACTTCCTCAATCTTATCCATAATAACGTTTGAGTAGGCATGAGCCATAACCAATGCCTTGGAGGATGTTTTTTTTGCTTTATGCTTATCTTTTTCTGCGAATGGATAACACGTATCAATAGGCCATTTTTCTATATTTGTTTGCGGTCTTTGAGTTCCATCTGAAAATGCAGATATTATTCCACCTCCTATAACTTTTATAATATTATAATATTGAAGGGTATAAGTAATACGTATCTTAGTATCTTTTATGTCAACTTTTATAATAGGAGTAATACTCACCTTGTATCGGCTCATTCCTCCTAAGTGTTCGGATATACCATCCACAAACCCTTCTCCAATTATAGTTCCTAATTCCTTATCATTTAATTTTATTACAGAATTTGCGTCATTAAATGTTGCAGTAAACCAATAATTCAGAATTACATATAATTGTTCTTTTGTGGCTTTTCCACAATCTACTATTTGTGTATAGGTTAAAGAATTGTTTTTATCAAGAGTTAATTGAGATGAGAGCGTTTCTGCTGCTTCAACCCAACTATCCCCATATTTCTCCTTTGCATATTTTTCCAATTCCTCAGCCCTCATAACTTGGGAACTCATAGATATACAATAACACAACACAGTTAATAGCAATAAAATCTTTTTCATACAAATATCTATTTTTAAAGTTTTGTTTGCAAAGTAATTCCTAATAAATCATTTTGACAATATTTTTAACGGAAATCTTTGTAATTTAGACTGGCTATAAATAGCTTATCACTTTTTTTTCCAAAATAGTTCAGAGTGGCTTCCAAGTTTAAGAAGCTCAATCCCCGTCTGTATCAAAAGATAATTATGCTTTATATGGTGTCCCATTTTCATAAAGAAATTCAGGGGCAATGTCCGCACCGTTTGCCCAAAATACTGTACCGTCAACCCCGTAACGCTCAAACTCGCTTTCATCTTTCAGTTCCTCGAAAGCCGGATATTTCAGGAGTGGCGTTAAATCTACTTTTCTTCTTTCTCCATTGTTGAACGTACACAAAAGAGTGTATTTACCCATGTATTCAGCGGATTCTACTAATAGTATCATATCATTGTCTTTTTATCGTTTAACCTTTTCTATCTTCTCACCGTTTTGCGCCTTTTCCCAAATTTCAAGTAATTGCGCTTCGTGGGTGTCTATGTATTCATTTATCAGTCGGATAGTCTTTGCTGTTCCCTTACCTTCTACCATCCTATCTTTGATAGTGATAGTAAACCAGTTGCCACCGTCTTTAATGTGCAGGTGTGGTGGGTTGTGGTCTTGCCCGTACATGTATATCAGAATACCCCGAATAATGTCTATTGCGCTCATGCCTTTTCTGTTGTTGTTTTGAATGAGCCAAAATCTGTCGTATCAATAACCCCGGCATATTTACCGGAACGCGCCTCGTTTATGGCTGCAACCGTCTCTTCATTAGGTTCTGAATACATTGCATCCATTAAGGTGCTTTCTACAAAATTATTCAAACTCCTGTTCGCTTTTTTGGCATGTTCCTGCAAGATTTGCAATAAATCCTCACGCAAGCGGAACGAAGTTTGTTTTCTTACTACTGCTTCCATATTATTATTTGTATTACATTGTATTATATTGTACAGCAAATATAATACAATATTTCGGGCGACCAATCAAAAATAAGAAAAAAGTAATCCAAATAATTAATTTTCCAATAAGAGGTTTGCTATTTCAAAGATAAGAGCTATCTTTGCGGTGCTACACTTTTATATACATATTCGGATTGGGGATTTTTTTGTGCCCGATATTAAACTACTGCCTACAATATTAGCAGAGGTTTCTCCGTACATATTTGCCCCAAAGCCGATATGGAAGTGTAGCAACTTGGAGAAACTCTCTGCTTTCTTTATTTATTAACTTTTAATTTTCATTGTTTATGCTACACTTGAATGAAAATCAAATCTTTCGATACAACGGAAGTCCTATTACCTTTCTGAAAGGAGATAGTGTTATGGTGAATGCAACCGAAATGGCTAAACCGTTCGGGAAACGTTGTAATGACTTTTTGTCAACAAAACAGACAAATGAGTTAATTAGCTCATTATCAGCCAAAACGGGAATTCCCGCAACGGACTTAGTTACTGTAAATCAAGGAGGTAACAATCAAGGCACATGGTTACATGAGGATTTGGCATTAATCTTCGCTCAATGGCTTTCTCCTGATTTCTATTTATGGTGCAATGACCGCATCAAAGAACTTCTTCAATACGGTATGACCGCCACGCAGCCAACTTTGGAGCAGATGATAAACAACCCCGACCTTGTTATCAGCCTTGCCACGCAGTTAAAGAATGAGCGTGAGGAAAAGGCAAGATTAGAACAAGAGAAGAAGCGTCTTGAAGATAAAACTGCCAGACAGGAACCTTTGGTGTCATTCGCCCAAGCCGCTTTCAAAGCAGAGGGCAAAGTAGACATAGGTCAAGCCGCAAAGATACTCAATCTCGGTTTTGGGAGGAACACCCTTTTCGGGAAGCTAAGGGATGCGGGCATATTCTTCAAAGACAGGAACAAACCGAAACAAAAGTATATTGACGCAGGCTACTTTGAAATGACGCTGTTGCCGCCAATACGCAGAGACAACCACCCTGACATATTATGCCAAAAGGTGTTTTGCAAACCAAAAGGTCTTGCCTACATCAACCATCTATTTGGCGGAAAGCCTTCTGATGGGAAAATTGCAAAAATCAAATAGCATTGAAGCATAAACATTTACAGGTACGGAGTAATGACGTACAGCTATAACTATACCCAAAAAGATATTGCCACGTAAACAAGCATAGATGCACGTTGAGGTTTCGACCAACGTTCACGTTGTGATACCCCGTCAGCAATACGGCTGGCGGGCAGATGGCAGAAATAACGACTAAAACAAATATTCATCTATTATGGAAATCAGCACAGCAATGATGCAACACATCCTCCGATTGACGGAAGGATATACGGATTTATTGAACGAACTTAAGGAAGTCAAGGCGGAACTTGCAGAACTCAAAGGAGAAAAGCTCAAGAAGCCGACAATTCATGAAACCAAATACCCACACATGAGTATAATAACCAGGAAATGATTGTATAAGGCGGGATAACTCCCGCCTTTGTTCCGTTTTTAATATTTTTCAATTTAAAGGCAGAAAAATTACGGGGGTTATACAAAAAGCAATATTCTTTTTTTAATATCAGAACCAAACATATTCAATCAGTTTCCCGTTGAACATTTCGCCTCTCGGGCAAAAATTGAAAACCCCGTCTTTCTCATAAAGGATATATACTTTCCCCTCCATCTTTGCGGCTTTTCTTGCAAGCGAACGCATCTTAGCTATATCTGCCATTCTCTTTTTGTTTTCACACGCACATCCCATTATAAACCGAATTTTCTAAAATAATCCGCAATACCTTGCTTTATATGCCTTTCCATGAATGCCTTTCTCGCATAAGAACCGACCTTGTAAATCGCCTGTCCGTATTTCTTTTCTATATCACCGCTAAAGCTTATCCCCACACTTTCAATCCTTAGCCCCTTATCTATCGGTACGGCTGTAATAGAATCGTGAAATTCACCCGTAATTATCAGGTTTGGCGTCCCTTTTGAACTTACAGGAGCGTTTATTAGCGAAGAATACATAAGCGGGGCTACCCTTTGCTTGAAGGCTGCATAGCCTTTGGCGTTCTTATACCAATACCCCGCTTCTTTGGTATTGAAATACGGGTCATTAAGGTAAGTAGGGCGTAATGGTTTGTCATTTCCGTTAATACCTGACCATAGTTGTTCTACAATATATTGGGAAACTTCTTCTCTGTTTTTTACCATAATATCCCGTATCATCGGTTCAAATCCGGTAGCAAACCGTCTGAAATTTTCTTCTGCTTCAATAATGTTAGCCATAGTCAAGACAATTTAGGGGCGAATGAACGCCCCTAATTAAACGATACCACCATTACAATATACAATCATCTTTTTTCTGTCTTGCCACACCGGAAGATGTTATATCATCGTAGATGGACGAAAGGGTTTTCTCCCTTTCTTCGGGCGGTCGGTCAAGAAAAAACACATTCTTATGTGTGTTTATGAAGTCCCTCTTCTTCATATTTCTCACCCTCTCCTCATTGAATGTTACACCTTCTACTATCATGTCCAAGCCTCAATACCCGTAATTCCAGCTTCTTGCAATACAGAGGGAGATGCAAGGGTAACGGAGTCCTCGCCAACGGTAGTAATGACCCCGTTAGCATAAGAAGCACTTGTCGCCCCGTCCAACACTTTTTCTGCATTCTTTGCCAGTAATTCACCGTAATACTCCGTAATATCCAAATTTCCGAAGTGCTCAATCAATTTATACTTGTTTGATTCCGTTGATACCAAATCAACATATACCAATCCTTTCAATGCGTCAACGACATCAAAATCATAAGCTCTCACATCCGCGTTCTTAATATACTTTTCGTAATCCTTGAACATGGTTGCGATAGTCAAGTTGGCTTCTGTGCCAGAAGAATCCCAGTCCTGACCGCCCGGATAAACGCCGGACAGTGGAATGCCCGCCAAATCTTTCGTACCGTCATTCATTCCGTAAATGACGTTGTTCTCATCTACAAAATAAGCATCAAATGCCACATTCTTTGCCACCATGATGTTTGCTTTCAAGCTGGCATCGTAGTCCTGCAAAGTCCATACATCATTTTTAGCTGAATAGCTTGTGATTTTAGCAGGGCCGTATCCCGTAGCGGAAGTTTGTGCCTCTCCACCGGAAGGTGCATATTCCACAATCGTTTTGATAGGGAATATTCTTCCCGGACGGTCTGCATGGCAAGCCTTTTCAAAGGCTTCCGCTGTTTTCTCTGTAGGTATCTTATGACCGTGAATAGTCAGTATGATAGCTTTTATTTTACCGGGGTCAAGCACACACACGGAGCTACCCGTATTAAAAGTTGCAACGCCCGGACACTTTCTATAATCTGTTGCCATAACATTTTACTTCTTTAATGGTTAAATTTACATTTTTCATCTCGATAGCATCAATAAAATCACTGAATGGTTTCCCGTCTTCTCCTATTACCCCAACCCTGCCATATCTGTAGTTTTCAATGTAGGAATGTGGAACCACATCATTGTAACTACGGACAATGTTTATGTCTTTCTTGATTTCATCCAAGAAAAGATTGTATATAGGTCGCAATACCTGCTCAAAGGAAGTCTTTTGCCGGTCTTCATTCGAATACCCTTTCAAAGTGTTTACCATAATAATAAACTCCAGGCTAACCTCAGTCTCGGCAGAACTTCTATCTTCCGTGAACGGAGAATAAAGACATATTATAGGAAACTTCAATTTACTTGTCTTGGGACTTTTACCCCATAAAGTTAATTGATTGCTTATGTAGGCCCAGTCTCCGAATAAAAACGACACATTGCTTCCGTATCTTTTCGATACCTTTTTTACAATGTCCGCAAATATATCATTTACCGGCTTCATATTCCCATACAGTTTATTTTACGCAACATACATGGATTGAAACATACACCAGCATATTCCTTTCCTTGCAAAAGTTTATAAACACGCTTGTTCATATTTACCATATCATTCCATGCCCTAATTTGCAAAACTTGTGGAGAAACAGCATCTCCATCGGCAGAGGTTACTGTTCCAACATTTGTTACGCTGTAATTACCGTCCGCTATATACTTGAAAAATATATAGCAAGCAATAGGGCTGTATTTTTCTGATAAAATAGCAAGCAGCCTATCCCATTTATCATCAACGCTATCTTCTTTTGAGTTAAGATAATCGGTAAAAGCCTTACACATATCCTCACCAAGTATACGAATCAAATATTCCTGTTCATATACGGAAATATATGATTCTATTTTGCCCAACTCCGCATCTCTTGTTATAGAGGGAGCGCCAGTGTCAGGATTTATCCCGACACTCAGCAACCCGGTGAAAGATTCGTAGTCAATTATCATACCGTATCTTTTTTCGCAGATTTACGTTTAGTGAACAACTCCTCGCAACCCAACGCTCTGGCATCATTAATCAGTTCGTTTGTCGCTTCAATTTTACCCTCGGCATAAAACTTGCTCGCAAGAGCCATTCCGACTGAAACTTCATCGCCTGTTTTATACTTCACACCATCCTTGACAAATGTTACGTTATAACGCTTAGTCAGGTTTATTCTATATTCTTTTCCCATAATTATTCTCCTTATGCTTCTTGAGTGATACCTTCTATTACAGTAGAGAATGTGTCCTTTACAAATGCGGTCTTATATTGCGACTTGATATAACACATCAGCCTCTTCTCTGCGATTACAGTCACGATATTCTTGCGGAAATCGTCATTCTCCCATCCTAAGGTAATAGACAATACCCACAAGTCACGAATATTCAAGTATGAGAAATCACCCATGATGAAATCTCCTTGTTTTACTGCTGTGGTCGTTTCTACACGCAATCCCTGAATCAATTCATCTCCATATCGGAATGGGCGGAGATATTGACCGTTAGCATCCTTAGCCAACTGCATGGACGCGTAATCCAATGGGTTCATCAGTACAAGGTTCGGACGATAAGCCATTTCGCTGGTGGATACAATTTGCGAATATGCAGCCACAAGAGCATCAAACATATTTGGCTTCTCAACATAGAAAGTAGAGAGAGAGAATGCCGGCATATCCGATGCAACGCCTTTTATTTCTCCATCAGAGCCATTGCCTGACAAAATTCCCTGCTCTTCTTTGATTCCAAGTTTATTTACCATTTCCGTTTCAACTTCATTGACGAAGCTGGGAAAATCCGACAGCGTTTCCTCTGTAAATTTAGCAGCAATAGCCACTTTGGCAGCGGTTATTGTTTTTTCTGTCAATGTCGCATCCATCAAAGGCTTTAGCCCACCTTCAGGAACCCATGCAGCATCTCCGTCCTTGCTTGTATATTCCGCATAAACCAAAGCCCTATTATTTGTGCTTGATACATTTGCATATTTTCTAATGACGGTTTGCGCTCTCGGATTAACTGATAAATTTGGGTCAACCTCAAGTCCGTAATGCGGAGCAAGGGACCCGGAAGTAATAGTTGCAGCGTCTTTCTTTTCCAGCACAAGATTTAATCCCAACTTATTGCCGGGAGCCGACTGACAAGCCGATTTCAAATCAAGAGACATAACGCCCTTCTTGTCCGCGGCAATATACTCCTTGAGCTGTTCGTGTAGCTGCTCATAAACAGATTTAATCTTTACCTCCCCGTTTTTACCTACTTCGGTAGAAGCCTTTACACGTAAAATGGCATTCTCCAATTCATTAACCTTCTCCTCAAAAGTCTTTTTGTCAATGCCGGCAAAATCCTTTTCCTTGATGTCATTTATGGAATCAGCGGCATCCTTTATGGATTTACGCAAATCTTCCAATTTCACTTCATCCGCAAGATAGCCTTTCACTTGTTTTTCAAAGGCTTCTCCCATTTTTTCGTCCAAAGATTCAAAAAACTTCTTGTTTTCTTCGGACAAGCCGGATGTGTCCATAAGTTCTAAAAATCCTAATTTCATACCGATTTTAGTTTTAATAAATTACATAATGATTTTTCTTCCGTTTTGCCATTACTGCCGGCTTCCATCCCTTTGGGTGGAGCAGGTATAACACCGTCCGGCCTAAAAGATGCAAGTGACATTGCTTTGGCTATAATTTTTTGCAAACGCTGTTGCTTGGTTGTACTCATATTTTTACATAACAAGGAAATTTCACCGCTTAAATCCTTATAAGCGTTTTCGTAGTCTTCAATTGACTTCAACCCCAAATACTCGGTTTCTCCATTACAGCCAATTGATACCACCGATATTTCATACAGCTTAACCTCTCTAACAATCAGGGCTTCTTTTTCGTAATCCCATTCGCAATTCTCCCATACATACTCATAACCAATAGAGAATTGATTAAGCGTGCCTGACTCAAGTTGTTTTATGGCCCTATCTCCAAGTTCAATCTCATCAATGCGCGCCTCAAAATAAAGCCCTCTATCATCTTCTTTCAATTCTGTAATAAATCCCAAAGGCTCTGACATGTCGTGCATCCAAAGGAGTATAATTTTGTCATTTGCCTGGCTTTGCGGCCCTCTTTCATTGATACTTTTTGAAAAGCAACCTTTCAATAGAATATCATGAGCCTTATCCATGTTTCCGAATACAGCAGCGTATCCGCTGATAGTCCGGCTTTCGGGGCTATATTGGACATCCTTCGAGTTTATGGAGAACAATTTATACTGCATCCCCATCTTATCTTTGTATTTATTTGTCATTGTTTCCATTTTCCTTACTGTTATTGACGTTATTTTCAACAGATGCACTGCTTGCTGCATTGCTATCAAAATCTCCTTTTGGATTATCCGGGTCAATATCTATGTATCTTGCAACTTCTATACGTGCCTCATCATGTGTTATCAAAGACTTATCTATCAATCTCTGTAAGGCATCAGCAACTTTAACCAATGTATTGGCTTCTGTCTCCTTATTGGTTTGAAGGCATTCAACATCTGTAAAATCAATCTTAATAAAAACACCTTCCGGACATATGGCTTTTGAAAGACATTCTGCTATCTTTCGGCTATCTGGAATGATTACGTCCTGATAAGCCTTTTTCCCAGCACTTTCAAGGTTGTCGTATTTGGCATCCGTAAAAAGATTGGCATTTATGCCCATTGCATTGGCAATCTTATCTGTACACCTCTTATCCTCTTCATGAAGTTTTAATTCATCAGCATTAAAATCAAGAGGAAGCCATCCTAATTTGTAACGTGTCACCAAAATGGGATATTCCTTGTTTACTAAGCCATAATCACGTTTAAATCTGTCCTTTATATCCTTTTCATCTTCCGAGGAAAGGGCAACATTTCCCATCTGGTCAGTATAATCATTATAGAGCACGCCTTTAGGACCACCATTTACAAGCAATGTATGGCTTGCAGACATAGAAGCTACCCAGTTTGATATAGGCTGGGAAAGGCTATCTGAAACGGACTCAAATTTGACATCAGCAGTCGCACCGCTATTTATTACTATATTGCTGTCATATATTACAAGATATTCATAGTCCTCCAACTCTAATCGAGTTCCGTTACAGTCTATATATACACTTGATATAATATTTTTCAGTTCGTATTGGCGAAACACCTTACCGGTTCCTTCCATATGGAAAATCTCAGGTGGAATTATCCACATTGCCTTAGGAGTGCTTGTTTTTGTCGCTCTAACAAGAACAATTGGACAATAGCCGAATACCTTAAGACATATTTCAATTTGCTTTACAAATGAAGAGAATGTTTGCAGCGGATTGGGAGCGTTGAGTATATTACGTATATCGGCAAATGTCCTTTTTTCATTTCCATCCTTATCTACCACATAAGGAATACCACGGGACATCATAGAACCGATTTTATCAACTACAGTGAAGAAAGGCGTACAGGAAACAAGCGCTCCGGCTTTATCCAAATTGTCAGTCATGTCATAATATACTTTCCATTTGGAACGCCTTCCAAACAAATCGGACAAAAACCAGTAGTTTCCTGCTGCATCTCTTTCTACCCGATTTACATTATCATACATCGGAATAGACTTTTTATTCTCTGGCTTCCAAAATTTAGCAAATATGCCCATATACAAAGCAGGAGTGACAGCAAATAAATGCGGCCACTCCCATATATTTAGTGTTTTAGTCCATTAATACGGTTGCGTGCAACTTCACACGCTTGTAGTGACCCTACGTGTGCAAATATATATATTATTTAGACTAATTCCAAATAACAAACAGCATTTTTATGATTATTTTTTTGATTTTCTTTTTACTCTATCCGCTATACAACACAATACATACATTGCTTCATAGACATCTTTACCGTCATAGTCCATTAGATTACGCATAAATAAGGACATTTTATTATCCCTCTTGAATTTAAAATCTCGAATTAGCCCCTTAAATGCTTCAATATAGGAAAGCTTTCCTGTATTTTCTTGCCTTGCCCACACATCACCTATTTCAGCCCTATAATCGCGTATATAATGAAGCATTGCCTGCGAAGTCTCAATGTTTACATCGGCACCAGCGACCAGCGCGGCGATTTCTTTGATGGGAATCAATTCTCCTATATACGCATCGTCCACATATATTGTATCATGTACAACATACGCTTTCGCATACAGAAAACGCCCATTAAGCAGTGGATGTATTTCTACAATTGGAATGCCGGAAAATGCGACTGTCGCAGCCTCATAGCTGTCATATTCAAAATCTCCGCGTTTTTCTACGGTTCCGGTAAGAGCATCTGCCCCATCATCATGTGCGTTTTTTCCGAACTTCCTAAAAGATTTTATCTCTGCATGAAATTCAGGAAAGAGTACTTCCCAACCTTCCGGCATATATGTAAGATTCATAACCTCAGCGGAGCGGGTAAATATTCGAACTTCCTTATTCCCCGACTGATGAAACCATTTTATTTCTGTTTCATTATTGCCCATTATCCGTGATTGCCGCTCTACGTTTCGGGCAAAACCACGTCCACCGTTATTGCTTTCAATGTTAGCTATGGTTACTCTATCTTTGGCAAGCAAAGCTGCAACTTGCGGTTCCGTAACCTCCATAGGAGCGTCCGTATATAGTATGCTTAAAATAAAGTTGCCTATTTCTGTATCCACATAATCTATGGAACATAATCTGTCACTGCCCGTATCTGCGGTATCGGTATAATTTTTCCGAATGGCACGGTTGGTATATGGTATTTCCCTATAAGTCTTGAATGTACCGTACATGAGACCTTCTATAGGTGTAGGGTTCTGCATATATTGTGTTTCAAAGACGAATGGATTTATTCTATTGAGATTATGCAATTCATCCAATGTGTGTTTAAATTCCCACAAAGGAAATTCTTTCCCGTCCGCTTCTTTTTCTATGACCGGCAATGAAAGAACAGTCCATTGCCCTGGCTCTGTTTTCATAAGATAGCCGCACAAATCATTCTCATGCAGGCGCTGCATGATTATTACAATCGGGGTGTTTCGGCTGTTCACTCGGTTACGGATAGTAGTTTCAAAGCGTTGGTTAACCTTTTCCCTTTTCACGTCAGACAAAGCGTCCTCCGGCTTAATAGGGTCGTCTATGACAATGGCGCCGGAAAACCTTGCCCCCTTTAATATGCTATCTATTTCTTTTTCTGTTTCTTTATCATCTATATCGTCCACCTCTCCAGCGCCAAATCCCGTTATCTGTCCACCTGTTGATACCGCATATACACCACCGCCAGCAGTGGTACTCCACTTCTTTTTGCTGTCTGTGCCTCTCTTTATCTGGACATACGGGAACAGCTGTTGATACTCTTCTGATTTAACTATGTCTCTAATCTCTTCTGAATTATCGTGAGCCAAATCGTCAGAATATGAGAGATGGACAAACTTTGAGGAAGGGTTGAGTGCCAATCCGTATGATATAAAGTTCTTTACGGCTAATTCGGTCTTTCCATATCGTGGTGCAATATTGATTATCAGTTTTTGAATTTTTCCGGAAATAACATCATCCAACGCATTACATATGCGTTCATGGTGTCTGCTCACCACAAATTTGCGCCCTGTTTTACTTTTAAAGAAAAATTTTGTGTAATTGAGAACGCCCGACATACAAAATGCTTGTAGATACCGCACACCGTCCATCATAGCCTTTCTATCAGTTTCTTTGCTTCCTCGACACTTATGGGTTTGCTGGTATTCATCTCTATTTCGGTAGGCTCATCAAACCCAAGCATTTTACATATACGCTCAATAGCCTTTATCTTATCATAAAGTTCTATCTTCACATATTCAACATCTACAATTTCCGGAGCATCACTTGTTCCGATATTTTTTTTCAATATCTTGGTAGATATACTTTTTATTGCTGATTTCTCTTTGTCAGAGAGCTCATCAAATTCTTTACGCTCTATCCATGTGTTGTGCATGCTGGCAATGGATGAGAAAGCTATACCGGACAATTCTTGTAGAATGCGTTCTTTAGTTATATCCGATTTGTTTTTTTGTTCCTCCTGCAACTCTTTAACCCTTTGGGCTACATTTGGGTTAGACAACAATTTGCAAGATTCTTCCCACACTTGTTTGTCTCTCATCTTCTCGCACGAATAGGCACGACGATAAGCATCGGAAGCATTGCCGCTTTCGATGTAGTAGTTGCAAAAATTCTCTTGTTTGATTGTAAGTTTTTTCATGTCTTTTCGTCAGTATGGGAAGCATGCCACTTGACATGCTTTCGCAAAGATATGTAATTATTTGGAATATCATACCTATCTATCCGAAATAACTGGTATAATTATCCAAAATATTTATCTCCCCACTTCCTTATTACTTCTTAAAAACATTTACATAATCGATAACTTTCCGATTAGCTTTATCTACTTTTCGCATGTCAAAATGGATATAGATGTCAGTCGTTGTGCTGTTCGCCCAACTATGCCCAAGCGCGTGGGCGATTACCTCTTTGGGGACATCGAGTTCTGCCGCTACCGTGGCCCATGTGTGTCTTGCCCAATATGAGGACAAATCAGGGAATAAAGGATTTCTACTCTTTTTCCCTCCCAATCCCTTCCTTTCTGTCTCTCCAATCTGTTTTAACCCTATTCCCATACGATGCAGGAAATCCTTGTAATTTCCGTATTCATCCATTATATTAAGAAGATAATCCTTCCCTTTGTATTTCTCAATTATAGCCTGCGCTTCCGGTTCTACTTTAATACTGTATAATTTCCCCGTCTTAGCTCTTTTATATTCAAAACGACCATTTACCAATGCAGAATGTTTTGCGTTAAACAAATCGGCTGCATTTACTCCTATGAGATAGAACATGAGCATGAACATATCCCTATATCTAATCTGGTATTCCTCACATGGATAATCTCTCAATAACCTAAGTTGTTCTGCTGTAAGGCTGCGTTTTCTGGTTTCCTCTTTCTTTATTGAAAACCTTCTGAATGGATACAATGTTGTGTACTCCTCATCAATGGCGTAGTTGAATACACTACGTATGTTCCGTAAATGAATAGCGTAGGCATTAACCTTCATCGTCTTTGCCATCCACGCTTCAAAGTTTTCCAGCCATGACTTATCCATGCTCTCAAAAGTACAATGACTATCGTATTCCTCAATCTTGTTTCTTGTGGTTGTATATATAGACTTAGTTCCCTGATTGGTTTTCTTGGAAACGAATTCATCAAGATAATAGAGAAACGTCTTTTGGTTTTCAACCTTGCTACTTATAGCGTCCTCTATCAACTTCTTCAAAGCTTTGTCTGTAGTTGATTTCAACTTTTCTTGTTGCTCTAAAGTAAATATTACTGTTTCCGCCTTGTTTATTATTCCACGGGTAACTATATTCCTCGGCTTGTAATTTTGTGCACGCACAGAATATTCATTCCCATTCCATTCTTTTTCCGATGCACTTAGCTGCGTAGCTATCATTATTTGTTTGTTGTGGAATACATTCAACTTTATCGGATAAGTGCCATCTTTTTTTTGCCTTCTTTTATCAAGGTAGAATTTAACCGTTGCCATATATCTATGTTTTTAGTTTATGCAAATCTGAAAATTTGCATAGAATTTGCATACAAAGATAAGATTAAAGGGGTTTAAAAGGGTCTAAAAGCGGAATGTTATTCAGCATACATAAAAAAATAAGCAGCTACTTTATTTGTAACTGCTTGATTTTCAAGAGAGCGGCAAGCGAGGCTCGAACTCGTGACCCTCAGCTTGGGAAGCTCTTTTTTAGTGCATCTATAATACTATATATCAAATATTTATTTTACATACAAAAAATAATTTGCATACAATTTGCATAATAAATATCCCCACGAACATTTACATAATCATTTTTGTGGTAGTTAAAATGAAGCAACATGAATCACTAACAATTCTCCCCTCTCCAATAATTTCACGCATTGGAGGATACTTGACTTCGCTTCGCAACGTCCATCCCAGTCTATCACCTTTAGGCTTTAGACGATGCGGATACTTTGAAGAGCACTTTGCTTTCTTGCTTTCCATTACACTCCCCATATTGTTTTGATATTGAATTTATCTGTTCCCTTTTTTATCCTTCTGCTTACAAACTTGCAAGCCACTTCTTGCCTTTTCGAGTATTCAGCCAAAGAGCAAATAAAAAGGCTAAAGCCCCAGAACCTCCTAAAACGATTAATAGACCTTCCATAATTACCTCCTTATCACTTTATAACCAATATAAGCAAATACTATTGTTGAAAAAGCTCCAATCAAAAGCAAAAGCCAATATAACTCATTGTTTGAACTTGTGAAAAATGACACAGCCCCACCTGCTACCATTGCAGCAAATAATGTTTTTGCCAAATCATAAAAGAACTTTCCAAGCGTCTCTCGGCTTATTTTCTCTTTTTCCTTGACCTCTTTCTTTACTTCTTGTCTTTCACTCCAGCTTCCCATGCACTCCTATTATAGCAAATATGAATATATGGGTATTCTTCTTTTATCAAGTTCCTCTTTGGAAATATCAGACAATACAGACTTCTTCCCTGAATTGGATTTACTCAAATCAGAGATGTTCTTTTTAAACGAACGAGAATTTTGTTTTAATCTTATATTACCCATACCACCTTTATTCTATAATATTGTAGAACGATAGAACGAACGACGCAATTTAAACATAACACTACCTAACAATGTTTACTACATTGTTAATAATATTACTTTCGATACAAATTAAAGCAGAAATAGGGATGTGACCAAAATGTGAGACAGATTTATTTGTAATTTAGACTGATTATAAATAACAACGTTTACGTTATGATACCCCGCCAGTAATACGGCTGGCGGGGTAAATAAACTATTTGTTTATTCTATTTTACATAAACCAAATGATGAAGCACATTTCCGCTTTTTGTATCAACTTCCGCCAACCTGACTGCCTAAAATCTTCATATTATAAATTTTCTTTTCCTTTACCTTTCCGCCTTTCAGTATTGCGACTTCTTGTCTCAGTTGTACAACTTCTTTAAGTAATTTTTCATACGCTTCTGCAAGACGGAGCATGTGCTTCATCATTAGATTTACATTTTCATTCATTATATTTCAAATTAATAAATTGTGTCTTGTCGAAATAAAATATCAACAAATTTTATATTGAAAAAGTTTTATTTCAAAACATGTTTGTAAACATATATATTAAACAGCCTTTCTTCTCACACTGAATAGGTCTTGTATTTCTTCCACAGATTTGTTCAGAGCGTTAAATCGCCTTTGTAAATCCTCAAATTGCGCTTCATACATGACTACTGTCGTTTCATACATTCGCTTCCAGTATTCAGCAGTTTCCGGAGATGGCAAATCTTCTACATCTTTTTCAGACAAAGACGAATGTGAAGTTTCATTGTCAAGGAACATTGGACCTTTGCCGGTGAGGATGTAGTTGGCGTTGACTTTATACATTTGACAAAACTCTTGCAACGTGTTCATAGACACACCGCATATTCCACGTTTTATTTTAGACATGGTGGCCTTTGATAAATTTTCTAAAGTGTTCCACACCTTATAATCGGTAAGTTCCAACTTTTCTATCGTCTCTAAAAAACGATAAGTATAATCATTAAACGCTTCATTATTAATATCATGTTCGGCATTATTTTTTTCATTGCCCAAATAGATATATTTCATATTTGCATCTGGAAAACATTCTGCAAACTTAGATAAGAACTTCTTGCTTGGCTCTTGTATCCCCCTTTTTATTTTAGTGAACATAGCCTCTTTAACCCCAGTGCTCTTCGCTATATTATAGAAAGATACTCCCATCCTTTCGACTTCTTCTAGAAATCTTTTTGTTAAATCACTAAGATTTGCTTCGTTTTTATTTTTACTTTCCATTTTAGATAGTATCTTTGCACCCGTTGCAAGTAGAGAGGCAACAGACACATGATTAAACAATCGCCCTAACGTGGGCTTTTCTATATGGAAATCCGTTGCCTCTCTACTTTAGCAACGGATTTTTTTATTTTATAAAGTACAATCGGTTATTGTTTCCGCTTTACGAGCTACTGCGGAGGGCTATCGGGGAAAATACGTTCGACCAATAACAGATTTAAAACAACCTTCCGAAGCTTCACGGTGAAAGCCCGTGAGGGGATGCACGAAAGAAGGCAGTCGATTGAAATAAGCAGACTGGTGCGCAGGTGCAGGTTACGAGATAACCAACTCTGTAAAAGCTGAAAGCCGAGATTGGAAGCACCCAATTCAGAGCCGATGGGGTCGATACCTAACTTATACTGGTGATTTGCCATCGAATTATCCCTGAACCGTTAGAGAGAAAAACACTCTCTACGGGTAAGGGGATGATTCACTCAAAAATCAACGTTTCCTTCAAACCTGGTAATTTGTAAGTTAACATAAAGTATAATAATTACTTGATTAAATAATAACTACATATTATGAAGAAAATAACAAAGATTGAAATTATAATGTCAGTAGATGAAGATTCTGATTTGTATTCAAGAGATATATTTTTAAACGGGGAAAAAGTTTTTCACGATGAGTTCAAAAAAAATCTCTTAAATACAAAAGACTTTATTCATGAGTTTGCAAATAAGCTAATAAACGGATTTAAGAATGATAGACCATAGCCATTTAAAAAACATTTGCGGCCACCCGGTCATCGAAAATATAGACAAAATCAAAGCTATTTTTGCTATACGAACGGATTTTATGGTGGCTTTCTTGCTTTTATTTGACAAGTTCCTATCATATTCATCTCTCTCAATCTGTTCTATTAGGTTGTCAAAGTGTTTAGTATCAATAAGCCGTTTGGCTTCTTGGGTGACTTGCAAATCTCCGTATCCAATATTTTTGCCTGCTCCTAAACTTTTTAGCTTCTCAAAAACTACTGTACCACTACTACCAAATAATTCTTCGCACTTCTTTTGGGAAATGCTTTTGTTCCTAATAATGTATTCGGTAGCAGATTTGCACATCAAAATCAAATTTTTATCCATAAAATTATATTATCAATTAACCGATTGTACAACATTTCAAAGAACGAATTATGAAAAATGAACCTAATTACACAATTACAATTTCCCGTAGATACGTTGAGGGAAAAAACAGCCTTAATGTAGAGAGAACCGTTACAAACGCCGAAGACGGTGAAGTAATATTTCATTCACTGCATGAAATTAGCAGCGACAGTGAAAAAGAATCACCTATTACGTTTCTTGAAAAACATTTAGGGCTGTACCCTCCCAAAAGCAAAAGCCAATGCAGATGTAATAGATGCCGCAATTTCAGTGATGGTTTTTACTTTCTCCGAAACGGGTGGCTCCACCGTTTTTTTTAAGAGATTCAAGTTCAAGTTTTAGTCTTTCCAAATCATTTGAGAGCATTTGGTCTTGCATCTTAAATCCCCCATAGCGGTAGAATGTATCCAATTTTGAATTAAGATATATTTTACCGCCATTCTTATAACCTTCAATTTTAAGCATCCCCATATCTTCAAGTTCAATCATCACTTTTTCAAATTGCACCATACTGATATTAAGGTCTGGGACATTTTTATATTCAAAATAAAAAACATTTCCTTCTTTATTAAGAAGTTCATGCACTATTTTATCCTTTTCCTCCGGCATTATTACCTTAGGATGCTCCTTTCTCCCCTTCGATGCTGTCCTAAACTCAAACATAACAATATATTAATCAGAGTTTTACTAAAAACATGTTTTATAACATATAAAATACTAACTAAAAAAGAAAGTATTTCTTTGTACTTTCTAAAATAGATAGTATCTTTGCACTGTTGTTAATCAACAACGTTACTTTTTAAAGTAAATACAAAGATAAGAAAATAAATAAAGAAAGCAAATATGAAGTACGATTTATCAGACATAATGAAAAAGGCTCACAACTTCTACAAGACCGGAAAATACACCTGGTCTGAAAGCTTGAAAAAGTCATGGAAGATGGCAAAGTTTTCTGTCCGCGTAAAAGAGGAAATAGCCAATATGGTAGACTATAAGTCTGCTGACGATAAAGCGTTCACTAATAGATTGAGAAAGGAGAATGAAGGCTATAAGCCGGCAAAAAGAAGCGCCTATGATAATTTCAATGCTCCGGCTTCCGTCTATTATACTTCTAACAACAGAGGGCGTTTTGGCTCTTGTTTCGTGGGTGATTAATACAATTAGCACATAAATATGAATGACATCAAGACAATAGCAGTAAAGAAAATATCTCCATCCGACACATTAAAAAGTATAAAAGTCGGTGACACAGTGATTATAAAGGACAAGCATATAAAACCCAATGTAGCCCGCTCTACCATGTCCAGACTATCTAAAAACGGATATAGCTTTTATTCGACAAGCTGCCCTGAAGGGTTGATAGTAAAACGACTTAAATAATATCATTATGAATATCAACAAAATATCAAAACAGACAGCCATGTTTGCAATAGGATTTATCGGTTTCTTATTCTTTCTTGGCATCGCAGGCAAATCAGATTATAATCAGGAAGTCATATACAACATGACGGAAACGGCTTACAATGTTATTGTAGATTCTCTCGGCGAAGGTTGTAGCGATACTCAAATCGTAAAGACTTATTTAAATAACAAAGAATATTACGACAGTCTAAGTTGGTAGGTTATGGGAAGAACGAAATCTGTAGGAAAGGTAGAGCCGGTCAACAAACTATGGCTTTCCGCTAAGGAAGCAATGGCATACTTAGGATGCAGTGATAAACTGTTGGAAAAACTAAGGAACAATGCCGAAATATCATTTTCCCAATATAACAAACGTACCATTTGGTACGACTTGAAAAGCATTGAAAGGTTCATAGAAAGAAACCGCGTTGTGTGAACAACGCTCCTTCCTCTTAGCTCAGCCAGGCAGAGCATCGCTATGGTTACTTGTTCGAAGGTTTAGTATCCGGTAATTTCCGGTTAGCGAAGGTCGCACGTTCGAGTCGTGCAGAGGGAGCAAAATACATAGTTCTTTGACGTATTGAATGTGAAATAAGGTTTAAGTATCTGATATTTAGACTTATTTCAATATAACCGAGGATTACGGATAGCGGAAACGCGGTGACTCCGTATAGGCTTGGTTATCGTGATTGTTTCTTCGCACCGAAATGTCCTACGGTAGAGAGTATGCGGTTTGGGCACCCGTATCGCAAGAGACAAAGGTCATAAAGACAACATAAGCGTCCGATACAGTCTTAAATCGGTATAAAGTATGCGGTGGTAATGAAAGGCGCCCGTACACGCTTATTATATATACTCCCTTCCCGTCAAATTCGGGCACGCTGAAAGCTAAACACGTATTGTTGCGTTGAAGGGAGCCAATATTTATTAATCTTTAAATATATAGAATTATGATTGGGAAAAAAGTAATTATTAGAGCAGACAGAGCGGGCGTATTTTACGGAGTATTGAAAGAAAAAAATGGTAGTGAGGTTACATTGACAGACTGCCGAAGATTGTGGTGTTGGTATGGGGCTGCATCTATCAGCCAATTAGCTGTTGAGGGAACGAAAAGACCTAATGATTGTAAATTTACATTAGTTGTACCGATAATCTCTATTTTGGGGGTTATAGAAATAATTCCTTGTACAGATGAAGCGATAAAATCCATTGAGGAGGTAGCCGTATGGAAGAACAGATAAGAAAGTTTCTTAGTATATACTCTGGCTATGGCTATGGCGATGGCTCTGGCGATGGCTCTGGCGATGGCTCTGGCTATGGCTCTGGCTATGGCTATGGCGATGGCTCTGGCGATGGCTCTGGCGATGGCTCTGGCGATGGCGATGGCTCTGGCTATGGCTATGGCTATGGCTATGGCTCTGGCGATGGCGATGGTTCTGGCTATGGCTCTGGCTATGGCTCTGGCTATGGCTATGGCGATGGCTCTGGCGATGGCTCTGGCGATGGCTCTGGCGATGGCGATGGCTATGGCTATGGCGATGGCTATGGCGATGGAATTAAAACATTCAATGGCGACAAAGCATATATCATTGATGATATTCCTACAATTATCAAGCATGTTCATGACAATGTAGCTAAAGGATATATACTGAACGATGACTTTACATTGACTGAGACATTTGTTGCAAAAAGGAATGGGAAATTCGCTCATGGAGAAACATTGCACGAGGCCTTTGCTTCGCTTCAAGAAAAATTGTATGACGATTCAACCGAGGAGGAAAGGTTGGAAGCTTTTAAAAAGCATTTTCAGGACTTTACTAAAAAGGTATCGGCTAAAGAATTGTTCCATTGGCATCATGTGCTGACCGGTTCGTGCAAGCAAGGAAGGCTGTCATTCTGTGTCAATAAGGGAATAGACATTGACAATGATACTTATACCGTACATGAGTTTATAGAATTAACTCAATATTCTTATGGCGGTGATATAATCAGAAAATTGAAGTAATATGTAATTATCCCGTGGCTCTCAATAGATGTTTGAGAGTAGTAAGGCAACCATCGGAACGCCCACGGGAACAATAATAACCAAATAATCAGAATTATGAATAAGTACATCAAATTAATAGCACTTTTGATTATCGGAATTGCTATTGGGAACAGGATTTTTAATCACCTACACGCTTGGTTAGGCGTAGCAGTAATATCAGCCACTATAATTTATTTTTTTTATAAACTAATTAAAAACTTAAAAAATGAAGAGATTGATTAATCTGACATTGGTTTGTATGACCTTATTGGTATTCGCTTCTTGCAAAAGAGTAGCCCCTAACTATGCTGGGGTTCTGATGGAGAACTACGGTAAGCAAGGGAAAGAGGATTTCAAGGTGGTATCGGGTAGAGTTTCCACTTGGGAATGGGGTACAGAGTTGTTTCAAGTCCCATTATTTGACCAAAGAGGTGAATTTGCCAAACCTGTCACTTTGAAAGCTGCCGATAACACAGAATTTAATGCACGTCCCACCTATTCATATAAAGTTATAAAAAATAGGGCTGTTGATGTTGTATTCGATAATAAACATATAGATAAAGCCGATACGGAATCCGGGAAAGATGGTTTTATGCAAAGCCTTGAAGACAATATACTTGAACCGCGTATTTATGACTTGATAAAAGAAGAAAGCCGGAAACATAAGACAGACAGTTTGATGGCTGATGGCGGTTCTCTTCTTTTTGAAAAACGGCTGGAACAGATAGTAGATAAAGAATTTGAGAAAAGAGGGCTTCAATTGTTGACTTTTTCCGCGCAGCTTGAATTTTCAAGAGCAGTACGTGAAAAGATTGATAGCCGTAATGAGGTTAATACCAATATCTCAGTGTTAGACCAGCAAATAGCAGAACAGAGAAAACGAAATGAGCTTGAACAGTTAAAGACAGAACAGGCTCTAATTACGTCAAGAGGATTGACGAAAGAAATCTTATACAAACAATTTATTGATAAATGGGATGGCAAAACGCCCTTATATGGGATTTCTCCTGATTTCTTAAAAATTACTCAATAAGCCCGTGAGGGTGAATAATTCATGATATATTTTAATATAAACAGTCCCGTCCACGTGCTGGCCGGGAAACACTGCGACATGGTGGAATGGTAGACGCAGCACTCTATGATAGGAATGTCAAACCTTAGATGTGCGGAGCTTGACAACTCGTCCCGGTTCGAGTCCGGGTGTCGCAACATCTTCACTACAGATGAAGTATTTGTTTAGTCGTAGCCGGGCGGTCTGTGAAGATAGTCCGGTTTTTATTTGAAACCCATTAATAACAATTATATGAAAACATTACAATTAAGTGAACAAAAAGCCCGTGAACTATATCGGAGCGGTTCAAAAGAACTAAAAACAGTATTGGAAGAATCCTTTGGAGAGGATTTCTTTTCACAAGACGTTACAGAAAGAGTGAAAACCTACCTTGATGCTTGTCACGAGTTGGGAAGGGAACCACTCGATGAGAAAAAGCTATTGGAGTTAGGCCTGACGGAACACGATATTGCTTATCAAAAGCTGGCTATCGTTACGGAAGCTCTAAATGGAGGTCAGAAACTTAATGTATGCGATGCTAACGTGGAACGTTGGTATCCGTGGTTCAAACCTAATGGGTCTCCTTCCTCTTTCGCTTTCGGCGATTCGTGTTACGTTAATGCGTGTGCGGATGCGGGTAGCGGGTCTCGCCTTTGTTTGAAAAGCGAAAAGCTTTCCAATTATTGCGGGAAGCAATTCATTGATTTGTGGAAACAATTTATTCTATAACCCTATAAACTTACAATTATGACTTTAAATGTAGATAAAAAGAACGCTTTAAAGGCTTGGAGAGAAGCGGACAATAAAGGAAAGCAGATGCTTGAAAATCTATACGGCAAAGAAATATTTGCCAATCAAAACGTAATGGATAGAATCAAAACGTTTGAAGACGCAATGGAAGAAACAGGAAGAAAAGGTGTCCCTGATTTTTCAGATTTACCCAAAGACATGCGCAGGCATTTCATTGCGTTATATAAAATGGAAGTTATTACGGAAGCTCTGAATGAAGGCTGGAAAGCAGACTGGGATAACTCGGATGAGAACAAGTATTATCCCTATTTCATTATGTCTCCTTCCTCTTTCGCTTTCCTCGGTTCGGCTTACGGTGTTGCGTATGCGGATGCGGGTTGCGGGTCTCGCCTTTGTTATAAAACACGCGAACTTGCGGAATATTCGGCAAAACAATTTATTGACATTTGGAAAGACATCCAGATAGGATAAGCATACAAAGGTCGTCTGCCCTTGTCTCCTTCCTCTTTCGCTTTCAACGATTCGAATTACGATAATGCGTATGCGAATGCAGGTAGCAGGTCTCGCCTATGTTGTAAAACTTCAAAGGGCAGAAACCTCACCTCTTGGTGGAAAACAACAATTCAAACGGTGTTGGTAGGTTTAACCCGAAAACTCTTATTAGAAAACAAAGGCTATGAAACGCTTTGGGAATTTATATCATCGCATCTATGATATAGATAATCTTTATCTTGCTTATTCTAAAGCTAAAAAGGGCAAAGGAAAAACGTATGGAGTTATTCAGTTTGAGAAAGATTTGGATAACAACATACTTTCCTTGCACAAAGAATTGTCGGAAAGAAGCTATATCACTTCTCAATACACGACTTTCATTATACATGACCCAAAGGAGCGTGAGATATACAGGCTACCATTTCGTGACCGTGTTGTGCATCACGCTATAATGAACATCCTTGAAGATATATGGACACCGATTTTCATTTCACACACTTATTCCTGTATCAAAGGAAAAGGCATTCATGGAGTGGTTAAACATTTGAAGAAAGACCTGAAAGATGCTGATGGAACAAAATATTGTCTGAAAATGGATATTCGCAAATATTATCCGTCAATAGACCACTCCATACTGAAACGTATCATACGTAAGAAAATAAAAGACATAAAGGTGCTTGCCCTTCTGGATGGTATTATAGATTCAGCACCGGGTGTTCCTATCGGTAACTATCTTTCCCAATTCTTTGCGAATCTATATCTTTCTTATTTCGACCATTGGATTAAGGAAGAAAAGCGAATGCCATATTATTACAGATATGCCGATGACATGGTGATACTTTCCAGCAGCAAGAAAGAGTTACACAGTATTCTTCTTGAAATCAACTCATATCTTAATGAGAAACTGCACCTGCAATTAAAGGGCAACTATCAGTTTTTTCCGGTAGATAGCAGGGGAATAGATTTCGTGGGATACGTATTTTTTCATACGCATACATTGATGCGGAAATCCATAAAGAAAAACTTTTGCCGTAAAGTATCTGCATTAAACAAAAAGAATATAACCCCGCATGATTACAAAATGGAAATCTGTTCATGGCTGGGTTGGGCGAAGCATTGTAATTCTAAGCACCTTATTAAAAAGATTATTAAGAATGAAAAGATTCAGTGAATTAGGAATTGAAATTGATGCAGACCGACATATATTTCCAGTTCCGCAGGTTTCAATAACCGATATTCTTAACTGTGAAATTGAAATACTTGATTTTGAATCGGGTGTAAAAACACAGCATGGTTCAGACAGATATGTAGTAAAAATAAAACATGAAGGTACGGAATGCAAGTTCTTTACAAACTCCACTCCTATTAAAGAAGCCCTAAGCAAGATTTCCAAAAAAGACTTTCCGTTCATTACAACTATCAGAGTGAAGAAGTTGGGAGTTGGGAACAGCAAGATGTACTATTTTACTTAACCAAATTCAGCCGCAGAAAAGGTCAGAGCTATTACCGTACTAAAAGCCGTGAGAGAAGCGAAGTGCGCACCGCTTCCCTTTAACCTTGTACGGGCGGTTTAAAAACACAATACAATGGAAAATGAACTTGAAGAACTGTACAAGGAGCTGAACGAAGTCAAAGCTTGCGATTTGGACTATCTTCCCAAGTATGGGTATTCTTCAAAAGAAGAAATCATTCAGCTTATAGAGGTAGACATTGAGGCGTTGCGCGCAGAACTCGAATGTAATCAATATGATTATATACCTGACGAACTCGAAGACGAAAGGATGTTTCTTTGCGTTAGTCAAGGGCTACCAAGATATTGTTAAACTAAAAAAACATTTATAATGAGTACAATAACGACAATCCCGCAGCTTAAATCAATGCTTGCGAATGACAATGTGAAAGCACGTTTCAAAGAAATTCTCGGAAAGAAAGCGCCGGGATTTATCAGTTCGATAGTAGCGGTTGCCAATAGCAATACATTGCTTCAAAAGGCAGAACCACAGTCTATCATGAATGCCGCTGTGGTAGCAGCTACTTTAGATTTACCTATCAATCCCAATCTCGGATTTGCTTACGTTGTCCCTTACGGTAATCAAGCGCAATTTCAAATGGGCTGGAGAGGTTTTGTTCAACTTGCTATGCGTAGCGGTCAATATAAGACAATAAACGTAAATGAGATATATGAGGGGGAGATAAAGAAGTCGAACCGATTTACCGGAGAATATGAATTTGGAGAACGCTCTTCTGATAAGATAGTAGGCTATATGGCTTATTTCAGTCTCATCAACGGTTTTGAGAAGTTTCTCTATATGAGCAAGGAAGATTGCGAAAAACACGGAAGGAAGTTTTCACAAACGTATAAACGCGGCACAGGCATATGGTCTACCGACTTTGACTCTATGGCAAAGAAGACAGTTTTAAAAATGCTACTTTCTAAGTTTGGTATCTTAAGTATTGAAATGCAACGCGCCCAAACATTCGACCAGGCTATTATAAAAGATAACCTGACAGAAACCGACATAGACGAAGCCGAAGTGTCGTACAATGATAATCCCGACAATGAGGAAGCCAGACGCAATGCAATGAAAGAGGCTTTGCAGGAAGCGGAAGTTGTCGATGAAAATACAGGCGAATTATTTAATACTGAGACAAAATGATTGAACAGGGTAGTTTTGGATGGCTTCGCCAACGCCTGGGGAACTTTACGGGAAGTCGCATCGGGGACTTAATGACAAGCGGAAAGAAAGGGGAGCTGTTTGGGAAGACAGCCCTTTCATACATATATGAAGTCGCAGCAGAAAGAAACCTACTCCCTAAGTATATTGAAGATGATTATCTGTTTGAGATATACCAAAACCAGGTAAGCATCAACAACAAGTTTATAGAGTTCGGACACGAAAATGAAGATTTTGCCGCCGAACGTTACCAGCTTGTCACAAGATGCGAACTTGAAGAGTGCGAAAGTATACAGCACCCTACAATACCTTGCTTCTCCGCTTCTCCCGACCGCATAGCGATTAAAGACGGCTTAAGAAAGGTGGTGGAAATAAAATGCCCAACTCCTAAAAAGTTCATGGAGTATATGAATGAGGTTAAGGATAACGATACGCTTAAATCAGTAAATCCTCTATACTTCTACCAAGTACAAGCGGAGATGTCCTGTACAGGATTGGGCAAAGCTGATTTTGCCGTTTTCTGCCCTTTCTTGAAACACAACATTCACATTGTAGAGATAACAAGGGACGATGCCGTAATCGCTGAATTTGAGAGACGGATAACCGAAGCAAACAAAATCATTAATCAAATATTGAATAGAAAATGAATTTAACCGGAAGCGTAAATTTGCTAAAGCTCGAAAAAGCGGGCATAGCAACAATCAAGAATAAGAAATGCGTTGTCATTCCGATAGAAGAAAACGACCTTTATGTAAGTATGGACGAGAACCTGAAAGCAAAAGCCGTCTATCTTAACGTTAATATTAATGAGCGTAGAGAGCCGAGCCAATACGGCAATACCCATTACTGCAAACAATACTTATCAAAGCAGTATAAGGATGCGAACAAGACAGAAGCAGAAGCCAAGTCAAAGGTTTACTTGGGAGACTTCAAGCCTTATGAGTTTGAGGGTTCCGGGAATGCCGCAGCTACGGTGGAAGCGCCAATCTTACAGACCGACGGGGAAGACGACCTCCCGTTCTGATGTGTAACCTATAAACATATAATATCATGCTGTACGAATTTAAGCTAAAAGTAAACAAGGTTAACGAGAAAGGTGATGAAAAGGAAGTCACCGAACATTACATAACCGATGATGAGCTTTTCGGTCATGTGGAATTGAAAGGCAATGAGCTATACAACGGTGAGTGTGATGTTTTCGCAATCAGCCGGAGTAAGATACGTGAGATTGTCAATGAGAAGCAGGAAGATGAGTTCTTTTATAAGGTCACTCTTGTTGAGATTTTCGTAGACGAAAACGGGAAAGAAAAAGAGAACAAATATTATGTTCTAATAGCAGCAAAAGACATGGACGATGCCAACAGAAAGGCGGCGGAATACATGAAACAGGGACTTCAAGACATGAAGCTGGACGCTATTGCAAAGACAAAGATTTTAGACTTGATATAATTAACCGAAAGCCCTCTGCTCACGCAGAAGTCCCGTGAAAGGTTCGGGTTAAGTGATTTAATTTCAGCTAACAGTTAACTATCCCGGTGTGGCTTGACCGCCTATCCGGGAACTATTTGTTAACCTGCCTGTCCGGTCTGTGAAGATTGGGCGGGCAAAAATGGTGGTATGGCGGAACAACGAGAGACGCTAAAGTGAAGCTCTTATAGATAGGTTGGTAAGTCAATGTGTTACGGTTAGCCGTAAAAAAAAATTCAAACCACTGAGTTAATAACGGGTAATGCCGAATAGACCGCAATGTCAATGAATAAACTACTTGGTGAAAGTCCAAGAAAAACTCCTATCATGCAGGTGCAAGTCCTGCTACCACCTCATAAATGTGAGCCACACATAAATGGCAAGGGTTAGTAAATAATGGTTGTGCCCCGGAGAATACGTTTCGGGGCTTTAATAAAAAACAGCATGGAAACAAAAGAAATTACCAAGACTATTTACATTGCAAATGACGGGAAAGAGTTCTTAACGAAAGAAGATTGCGAAAAGCATGAAAGGTTTGTTGAAGAAATACTTTCACGTATTAAGTATTTCTGTATCAGATGTAATCCTGACTTAACAGAAACAGGAAATTTCTCTCATAAAATATATGTGGCTGTGTTTTCTAAACATTACCTATATAAAGATATTGCATTTCAATGGGCTTTAAAGAAGTTTGGTACTTACTTAGGGGAAAGCGTAATGGGATATGGCTTCCAACCCCATTTTAATGTAAGTGAAGTTTCTAAAGAAGAATATGAAGAATGCCCTGCTACTGTTTGGGGAGGCACTCCATTGAAGAGTGAGAAAATATTCCTTAGTCCCAAATCGGTAGAAGGATTTCCTGAAAACATTGACTACATGGAAGAATGGGGATTCAAATAAAAACTTGAATGAAACTTACAGTAACCAAATCCGAAGGTGCAATCATTCAGAAGCTTATCGCAGACCGAAAGTCAGACATTCATAATATTGGAGGTGACAGCAAGCAGGCAGAGCGTCTAAGTAAGTTGAACAAGAAGATTGCAAGGCAGATAAAGAAACAATACAAGACATGAGTCCTTACGTAATAACTTCTGCGATTCTTATTACCTATGACGGAAAGAAGATACCGTTGGAAAACATAGAAAGTGAAATAATGACCCGACCTATCCAGTTGACTAAGGAGAGGATACTCGATGCTTTCTCCATGATGAAAGATAAGCCGGTGGATGTGGAACTTAAAATCAAATATATATGAAGAAAAAAAGAGAGTATATTACAATCACAACCGAGACGGACATATATATAGAAGATTATCTCGATGATTTTATGACCGTTGCCTCTGATGAAGATTTGATTGAAGAAATAGAAAAACGAGGGCATGTGGTATATAAAAAAGGAATTCCCATTACTCCTTTTGGAGAGCAACCTATTGAATTTAACAATCCGACCGATTTAAAAAGGCATTTATGCGACATAGCTAATGCCGGCTATTGTATATCCAATGAAGAACTTATCAATGAAATAAAATTAAAACTACCATAACATGATATATAATAAACAGATAATAAGGGGCAAGATACCGAGTAAATCTAATTGTTATAAAGTTATAACAATCCGCGGTCATGGCAGTCTTGCCAAACAGCCGGCATTGAATGAATATGAAAAGTCGTTCTATCTACAATGTAACCAGTACAGAGGCAAGATGATAGCAGGGTTGTTTGAACTTTATTTGAATGTATTCTATGAAAACCAACGCCCAGACCTCGACAATTGTTTCAAGACAGTACTTGATTGTCTACAAGGATGCAAAGCTATCAAGAATGACCGTAATTGCGTGAAGATAGTAGCAGAGAAGTTTATAGACAAAGTAAATCCAAGAATAGAATTTATAATCAAGGAAGTTGAATTATAAAAAATAGACAATTTGAAAGATGCATGAAAATAAAGATGAATAAACATGGCACGAAACAGAATGATTAAGCCAAAGTTCTGGGATGATACCAAAATAGGACGTCTTACAAGGGATGCAAGGCTTCTCTATATAGGTCTTTGGAATTTCTCTGATGATTCAGGGACTGTAATAGGTGATTCTATCTGGTTAAAGTCTAAAATATTTCCGTATGACCAAATCCAAATACAACAGTTTGAAAAATGGATGAACGAGCTTGTGATAAACGGATTTATATGTCTGCTTTCCTATAAAGGGGAAAGATTCATATATCTGCCAAATTTCACTCGGCATCAAGTAATCAACAAACCTAATTACGAGGATTTGAATATACCTAAATACTTGATAGACAAAATAAAAGATAATATTCACTTATTAATCACGGAACAATCACGTAATACTACCGTATCATTCACTGAACAATACGTGACTAAAATAGAAGTAGAAAGAGAAGAAGAATATCCCCCCTATAATTCCCCCCAAGGGGAAGTCTCGCCATCAGGGAACAATGAGAGTGATAAGATAAATTACAATGGTCTTATGGATACGTTCAACAAGATGTTTGAAGGACGGTTACCCAAAGTTACGGCAATGACAGAAAAACGTAAGAAAGCCGTAAAAGTAAGAGCCGCAGAATATGGAAAAGAGGCTATTATGGCTGTTTTCAACAACGTTTCTCAATCAGCATTTCTTTTGGGGCATAATAACCAAAACTGGCATTGTGATTTCGACTGGATATTCAGACCGACAAATTTCATTAAGATTTTAGAAGGCAATTACAATGGAGAAAGACTTAGTAAAAATCAACAGGATAGCGAGCAGCGAAAACGTGATTCAGTTCTTGCAGTCGCTACAACAGTCAGAGAAGCTGCCGCAAAAAAAAGAAAGGAACTTGAAGCAGAGGGCGTTATTGAATAAATATCCTGACCCTGCACAATTCATACTTGATTACAATCCAGATTTGCAGTTCAAAATTGTCAGGTGTAAGGCGACTCACTCCGATTTAGCCATGAATTTTTCTATACCTACATTAGGATTATTGGCTTCGACTTATGGAGATGAAACTCCTTTAGAATGGTTGAAAATTCAATTCGGTACACTCAATGACTTCGCAGAGGTATCTACCAAGATTGCTAAGGAGCAGCTTAATGAGTTAGCAGAGATATTTATTTCTGAGTATTATTACCTTAATGCAGCTGAGATATGCTTTTTCATTGCACGGTTTAAGTCTGGGAAATACGGACGATTCTATGGAGCTATAGACCCGATGAAGATTACAAGCGCTATGCTTGACTATATCAAGGAACGCCGCATTGACATTGAGCGTTACGAACGTGAGCAATACCGACTACAGCGCCAAAAGGAGATAGAAGAGCGCGGTAGCAACGGAATTTCCTATGTCGAGTATCTTGAACGTGAACGTAAGCTTGTGGAAAGTGGAGATGCAGAAGCCATGAAACGAGCGGCAAATCGTGTATGTAGTATCAGTTTACGTAAGTAGTGGCGAAAGCATAAATTTGACAATAATATGAGACTTACAATATGTTGGACGACAAGAGGCAGGCAAAGACGCTTTTACTATGATATATGCAAAAAGTTTGGCATATCGGATTACATGAGTGTTAATCATGAGACGCCATGCGATATAAGGGATGAAGATATGGAACTGTTAAAGGAATGCGAAAAACGAGGGTTTATCCAAATAAGAAACAAACGGTAAATAATCATGGACATAGAGATTGAAAAGAAAATCGAACAATTGGAATGGCAGCGTGACAATGCAATGCGCATACGCTGCCCGTTGGTGGCAAGGAAGTATCAGCGCATGATTGATGAACTTGCAAAAGAGAGCAAAAACAAGAATATGAACAAGGCAGAACAGGCAAGGCAATGACCACCGACACGGCAAATCAGATAATCAGCAAATATGAGAGTCTTGTAGTTCTGTGCACCTACAACATATTGCTCACGAACGACATCTGTTGCGGGCAGGTTATCGAGTGTCTGCATGCGATGAAGAGAACGCCTTATTACAAACAGGCATTCAAGCGGTATTTGAATGATGCCGATAAGGCAAGAAAGGAATACGAGCGTACTGTAAACAGCGTTATCGGTTCAGACCGGAGCGAGTTTTTCGCCGACTGCAACGACAAGTATACGGAAGAAGTGAACAAGCACGTGGATATGCTGTATTGGCAGTTCAAGCAGGCTCTTGACGATAACGGCATATCCCATTCCGCAGAGATTGCAAGGTTCGAACTTGCAAGAACATTGTGTGATTACGCCTGCATCCAGTTTGACGAAAGGATTAAAGAACTTCGGAAGAAAGACGCACGGTTCAACGGGTTCACGTTGGAATATTTGAAGCTTTCCAATGTAGCAAGGGTGATGAACCTTGCTTCCGACTGTTTGAAAATCGGGAAAACGGTCAATATGAACACAGAGCGGTGTACAGCAGCGTTTGATGTGCTGGTAAGAAAGCTGTCGGATGCGGATAATATTGCCAACGCGATAAAAGTTTAGTGAGATGAAACTTATTTATAACCTTATGACCCTCCTCATGGACTGGCTCTCGGTAGAGGTCGGAGCGAATGAAGAGTGGTTCTGAATTATGGGAATGAAGAAAAGAATAGAAAAAAAGATGCAGAAACACCCGCACAGATACAAATTGCATCAGTATTTGAAGTATGCCCGCCAATGGTGTTTCGCTCTGGCATATAAGGGTAAACTATACACGTTGTTAGACGATGGTAGAATTGTAAAGGAGAACGATTGTTTATGAAACGCCTAATTGATGCCGTTATAAAGAAATGGTTCTGTTGCCACGAGTGGGAATACTTATTTGAGAGGAGAGTTGAAGCTGTTGATGATTGGGGTGATAGCAGTTGGTACACCGTCCGTCACTATTTCTGCAAGAAGTGTGGTAAATATAAGAAAATTAAAAGCCATTGATTATGAAACAGACAACTATCCCCGCTTTTAAATATTGGCTCCGGATACACGGTTTCCGCTTAGAATGGTTCGGTACCGGAACAAAAAACAATCCAATCAAGATTAAATCAAGAAAAAGGAATAAGCAATGAATAATGACAGGCAAAAGATTTTAACCGATTATATTTCCTACTTGTATACAACAAGTAGAACTTATGATACCATCGGCAAATATATCAAATATGTAACGGATTTTCTTGAAAGTGCCGAAGAAGTCAATCGCCGTGGTTATCTGGCTTATAAGCGTGAAAATGCCAATATTGGGGCACGTTATCCATTGATGAGTGAAGCCATTTGTGATTTATTATTCCACCTTAAAATCGGGTATAACCGTCGGGAAAAGAAAATAAAGACATTGGAAAGGCTTGATACCATTTCAGAAAAGAACAGGAAACTGTTGAATGATTTTATAGTATGGCTTACCGATAGCAATGATTACTCTTCGCATACTGTAGATATTTACCACACCTCTTTGAAACAATACTTTGAATATGCCAATGATATAAGTATGGAAAACTGCAAGAGGTTTATACGGACTTTGGAAGAGAAATCACTATCCCCGCAAACTATCCGTTTGCGTATCACCGCTTTAGAAAAGTTCTCGAAATGGTTAAAGAAACCGATAGAACTTAAAAGGCCTAAGATGAAGCGCAAGCTCGATGCAAACAACGTTCCGACAGAAGAGGAGTACAACCGCCTACTGGATTTTCTGAAAACGAAATCCAACAAGGATTACTACTTTTTTATCAAGGTACTGGGTACAACGGGCGCACGTCTATCAGAATTCCAACAATTCACGTGGGAAGACATAGCGGCAGGTGAGGTTACGCTTCGCGGTAAAGGTAATAAATACCGTCGCTTCTTTTTTCAAAAACAGTTGAGACAGGAAGCAATGGCATACATGAAAGAGGCTGGCAAAACAGGACTTCTCGCTGTTGGAAAATTCGGCCCGTTAACTCAACGAGGTTTTTCACAACATTTGAAAGCATGGGGCAAACATTGCGGTATTGACTCAAGGAAGATGCACGCGCACGCCTTCCGGCATTTTTTCGCAAAAATGTTCCTGAAAAAAAATAAGGATGTCATTCAACTGGCCGACCTTCTCGGCCATGGGAGTGTGGACACAACAAGAATTTATTTACAAAAGAGTTATGACGAACAAAAAAGAGATTTTAATCGAAACGTTACATGGTAGCCTTGAACCATTCAAGCAGCTTTCGAGCCTGATTGACAAGGAAACCATTTATGACGAGACCGGACATGTAGACACCGAGTTTCTGACAGCCATACTGGAGTGGATGTCAGTCAATGCCTCCATTGCTATCGGTGTACAAAAATCATTGAACAGACTGTTAGGCATTGAGGAGAACAAAGAAAGCAAGAAAGGTACAGCTGACAGCGGGAAAAGCTGGAGCGTTGAAGAGATATTGCGGCATTGTACCTTGGAGAACGGTTTGTTGAAACTTCCCAATGTGCAATTCAACAAGAAATCGTATGCCGAGGCTAAGAAGTGGATTGAGGAAGCCGGCGGTTCCTGGCAAGGTGGAAAGGTGCAAGGTTTTACTTTCCCATTTAATGCGGAACGTGTGTTTAGTATTCTTCACGAGGGTAAGCGATGCAACCTGCAACAGGATTACCAGTTTTTTGAAACGCCGGCTGAGGTGGCGGACTGGCTGGTCATGCTTGCCGGCGGAATACATGAAAATGATACGGTATTGGAGCCGAGTGCCGGTCGTGGTGCTCTCATTAAAGCCATTCATAGGGCTTGTCCTTCCGTAACAGTAGAATGCTATGAACTGATGCCGGAAAACAGAGAGTTTTTGCATTCGTTAGATAATGTGATACTGCTTGATGAAGATTTCACGAAAGATAGCGTAGGAAGTTATACCAAGATTATTGCCAACCCGCCTTTCTCAAACAATCAGGATATAGAGCATGTGAGGATTATGTATGAACGTTTGGGAGCCGGCGGAACGCTCGCAGCCATTACCAGCCCGCACTGGAAATTCGCTTCGGAAAAGAAATGTGTCGACTTCCGCCAATGGTTGGAAGAGGTACGTGGAGAAGTATTTGAAATCGGCGCCGGAGAATTCAAGGAAAGTGGGACATCTATAAGTACAATGGCGGTGGTTATTAATAAATAATTGAAACTAACAGTGATATGAAACAGACAGTAGAAGAAGCAGCCCGCACTCATTGGAGTGAAAGTACATATAATAAAGATGCAGAGCTTGCCTATGATGAAAGAGACAGTATAGCTATCAAGGCATTGGCAAAATCGGTTGCATTACGGGATTTTAAGAAAGGTGCCGAATGGCAGCCAAGGCAATCACCTTGGATAAGCGTTGAGGACAAGGCTGGTTGTGACACATCTGACGACTGTATTGTAATGGTTATGAATGGTGATATATTCAAAGCGTATTTTTCATCTGAAAACAAATGGATGAAAAGTAATGGCGGCTATTATGATGAAGTGATAGATGATGTTGTTGCATGGTTTCCCATCCCCTCTTTCGAAGAGATACTCGAAGCCAACAAGGATGTACTGGAACGGATTAAAGAGAAAGGAGACCGAATACAGACATGCAGCCCAATGAAATAATAAATATAATATTGGATAATGGTCATATATCATTGCATAGATACAGTGACAATCCAAGTGAAATAATATTGTCATCCCTGTTTGTAAGAAAACAAAGACGAAATGGAAACGGAATCAATTTAATGCTTCGTGCAGAACAAATAGCCAAAGGATTAGGATGTGTCCGTGTATTTCTTGAGGCAAAGAAAGGTAGTTGGCAAGAGAAATGGTATGAACGATTAGGATATAACTACTGTGAATGTTGCCAAGAAAGAAGCGGACTAATATGGATGAAAAAAAACTTAGACAAATGAAAAGATACAGAATATACAGATACGGACTTTTTGACCACATTTTTGACGTTCAAGTGAAAAAATGGTATGGCTGGGTACTTGTTAAGAGGTTTAAGGCAGATATAAGTTCTGATGACACAATGATAGATAATATTTATTATTGTGAAATGTTATCCAAGGAACTTTTGGAAAAATTGGAGGAGGAATTATGAAATCAAAACAAGTATTATCAGTCGAACAGATGAAGCATTTGAAGGAGCTTGGGCTGGACACAAGCGATGGAAGCATGTGTTGGTGCTACGCTCTTTCTTATAAAAATGCAAAATGGGAACTTGAAATATATGAAGATGTAATTAATCAAAAACGAGATAGTGCATTTTGGGAAATAATTTCCACTTACACTTTGCAGGACATTCTCGACAAGTTGCCGACACTTATAATTATAAGTTCCGATTTTTATAAGATTTGCATTGAACCGTCTTGTGGATATTGGGATATATATTACTATAAATCTGATGCTACAGAACTTATCTCGAAAAAGTCTGAAAATATTATTGATGCAGCCTACGAGACGCTTTGCTGGTGCGTTGAAAATGGATATATCGGAAAGGAGAATAACTATGAATGATGAAGAAATACGGAATTTAATCAAGATTCAGTTGCGACATCTAAGTAAAGAACTGTTGATAGACGCTCTTACTGATATTTGTATGGCAAATCCTGTATTTAGAATGACAAACGTTTTGGGCAGTTTACAATGTTTCAATATAAGAGACGTTATAGATGGGGTACAACGAATAAATATGAGTTTTGATCCATTAAAACGAATATCAGAGAAGGAGGTGAATCATGGATAGTGTACAGACACAAACCCTTTCCATTCAGGGAGATGGAGGTGGTGAAGCATATATTAATTTTTGTAATGGAAGCTTATGTGTTTCTGTTGTAGTAGAAGGCAAGCAGGCGGACTTTCATTTTGATGATATTACTTTGAATGTGTTTGCTTATGCTTATAAATTGCATTGTGAAGAATGCAAAAAAAAGGAAGGAAAACAAATAACGAAAGGAGAATAATCATGGAAGTAAAGAACGGAATAATAATAGACGGAGTGCTGCATGAAGCTATAATTAAAAGCGAACTTGACAATGAATTTTATTGTGAGGATTGCTCTTTATATAGCTTCTGCCACGGAGGTTTTGATGAAAGATGCGCGATGTTTAGCGCTGATGGATTTGTCATTCATGGCAAAGTAAAAATAGATAAGGAGGAATAATTAAAATGGATATAGTACCTATTATAACAAAAGATAATCTTTCTAAGGAACAGATAGAATATCTGCAAAAGCAGCAAACAGAATATAAATTAATCAATAGGATTAAGAAGAATCCGGGACATATCTTGTTCTCTTTTAATCGAAAAACAGGGGAAATCAAGAGAGCTTCTATTATACACAAGGTTGCTATTGGCTTTAATGGGCTTCCTGTAACCAAAGCTGAAACGGTTATAGAACCTGATTGCTATTACGACCAAGCCTTGAATGAAAAGAATTTTAGAAAGAAATTGAAGAGAATTGGATTGTTAAGTATTTAATCGAACAATTTAAAGAAAAGGAGGAATAACCATGCCAACAATACTAAAAGAAACTTATCCAACAGCCAAGAAAGAGCATATATGTGAGTTTTGTGGCTATAAGATACAGCCGGGACAAAAATATGTTCGCCAGACAAATGTATATGACGGAGTCGTGTATGACTTTATCACACATCAAGAATGTAAGGAAGTTGCCCATGAATTGAGAATGTACGATGATTGTGATGACAATGGATTATGCGGAGAACAGTTTAGGGAAGAATTGGACTCATACGTATACGCCAATCATTACGATGATGAAGCGGATGATATTTGTTCTGATTGGGATTTGTCTCATTATGAAATAGTGAAGAAAGTATTGGAAGAATTAAAA